AGGAGGAAGTAAAGGGACAATCGCTAGGATTAACGGCAGTTGGGAAAATCATGATTCTGCAGCCATTGAAAAACTAGCTCAGGATATTTTGGACGGAACAGCGCCTGATGCAGATCAGTGGACTGAAGTAGGTATGAATCCTTTCCGTCACAGCTATTTTTACCGTAAGTCAGATGGAATGCCTGTAGCCAATGCAGAGCAGGTAATTCAAATAGGTCCGCTTGTTTTAGCCAAGAAGGTCGAAACAAGACCAGTAGAAAGTCCTGAACATGAAATTAAAACACCTCAGGGCACTCGATACTTTAAAGGCGGCGGCGACGTAGACCGCAAAGACGACAACAGAACATATATCTAGGACAAGACCATGCCAATAGATAAAGTAGTGAACCTTGCTCCAAATACGACGGTCTCTGTCGTAGATGATATGGAAGATATGCCAGAAATTGAGGTAGTGCTTCCTGACGACGGTGAGTTTGAGATAGAGCTGGTTCCAGAAAAAGACCCTGACTTCTATGACAACCTTGCCGAAGACATGGACGACGGCGATCTAGCCCAGATTTCGTTGGATTTATTGGCGTTTTTCGAGGCAGACAAGAGTTCTCGAGGGGACTGGGAGCAGATGTATGCCAAGGGCCTTGATCTGTTGGGCCTCAAGTTTGAAGAGCGCAGCAGGCCATTCCGTGGTGCAGCGGGTGCTGTTCACCCAATGCTTACCGAATCTATCGTCCAGTTCCAAGCGCAGGCGTTTAAAGAGCTNATGCCNGCNGGTGGTCCTGTNAGAACNCAGACAATGGGCAAGGANACGCTGGATAAGGTCCAGCAGGCGTCTCGTGTGCAGGATTTNATGAANTACCAGATCGGCACGGTGATGAAAGAGTACACACCGGAGTTTGATCAGCTGTTGTTTTATGTAGGCTATGGCGGTTCTGCCTTCAAAAAGGTCTATTACGACTACCCACTGGGCCGCATGGTCAGCCGGGTGGTGCTTCCTGATGACCTTTACATCCCCTATAACGGCTCCAGTGTCATGTCTGAGTGCCGTCGTATCACTCACCGCATCACAATGGACTCAAATGAGTTCAAAAAACGCGTTGTAGCGGGCGAATATCGGGACATTGAGGTCGATCCAGACGGTGCAGGTCAAAACATTGACCAAATTGGCGCCGCTGTAGACCGTTTGGTGGGTGTAGAAGCCTCTGGAGAGCCTGAAGAGCTGTTTTTGTTGGAGTTTCAGGTCGATTTAGACATTCCCGGTTACGAAGACGTGGACGAAAAGGGCAATCCAACCGGAATTAGACTGCCTTATGTTGTGACAGTGGACGAGAACACTGGTCAAGTGTTGAAAATTTGCAGAAACTGGAACGAAGGCGACGAATACAAGTGCCGAAAAGAGTATTTTGTGCATTATGTGTTGGTAGAAGGCCCCGGAGCNTACGGTTTGGGCTTTGTGCATCTGATTGGCGGCCTCTCTAAGACCGCCACAGCCGCTCTCAGGCAGCTTTTGGACGCAGGTACGCTATCTAACCTTCCTGCTGGCTTCAAGGCCAAGGGAGCGCGTATAGCGGACGATAATACACCCATCCAACCGGGTGAATGGCGCGATATTGACGCCGGTGGGGCAGAATTGAGCAGTTCTTTGTTGCCAATGCCATACAAAGAGCCAAGTCAGACCCTTTTCTCGCTCTTAGGCTTCACTGTGGACGCCGGTAAGCGTCTTGCAAGCACAGCAGACATGCAGGTAGGGGATGGCAACCAACAGGCCGCTGTNGGCACCACAGTAGCTCTGCTGGAGCGTGGTTCTATGGTCATGTCAGCTATCCATAAGCGGCTGTACTACGCACAGACCCAAGAGTTTGAGATGTTGTTCAAGGGATTCGGCGAGTATCTGCCGGATGAGTACCCGTATGACGTGCCCGGAGCCTGTCGTTCAGTCAAGCGTTGCGACTTTGACAACATGGTCGCTGTGCTGCCCGTAGCGGACCCAAATATCTTTTCTGCTGCCCAGCGCATTACTTTGGCTCAAACGCAGCTCCAGCTGGCTCAGAGCGCCCCACAGATGCACAACATGTACGAGGCGTACTACCGTGTGTATCAGGCAATGAACGTGCGGGACATCGACGGCATCTTGAAGGTACAGACCAACCAGATGCCAAAAGATCCTGCTAGTGAGAACATTGATGTAGTAGACGGCAAACAGCTGCAGGCTTTTGCTGGCCAGCAGCATGATTCCCACATTGCATCGCATCTGATCATGGGCCTCTCGCCGTTACTGCAGGCCAACCCTATAGCAGCTACTGAGCTGCAAAAACATATTCTGGACCACATCAAGCTCAAAGCTGAAGAGGATGCCGAAGCTGAATTGTTTGAGCAGTATGGCAGTGATCCAGACAAGATGATCTCTGACATGCAACGTGAAGCTACTGTGGCCCTAAAAGTCTCTCAGTACATGATGGATATGAGGGAAATGCAGGGTCAGATAATGGGTGGCGGCGAAGAAGGTGGTCAGGACCCTGTGGTAGCACTTAAAGCTCAGGAGCTGCAGCAGCGTGCCGCTAAGGATCAGGCTGAAATTGCTCTGAAGCAGCAAGGGCTACAGAACGAGCAAATGCGTATCCAAGAGAACGCTCAGGCCAACGATGAGCGCATTGCGTCTCAGGAAAAGATTGCAGCTGAAAGGACAGCTGTGGCCAGAGAGCGTATTTACGCGCCAAAGGGAGGCAGGTAGTGCCTTTAAAAGGTGGGAAAAGTAATAAAACAATAGGCAAAAATGTAAAAGAACTGGTTAAAACCTATGAGAAAAAAGGTAAGATAGGCGCCAGTAAACCTGCCAGTAAGAAAGCCGCGCAAAAACAGGCCGTGGCTATCGCGTTAAGCAGGGCAGGGAAGTCGCGCAAAATGGCTAAGGGTGGCCCGGTCAAGGCCAAGCCAAAGCCTCGAGTTGTCAGAAAACGCGACGGCAACAAGAAAGTAAAGATTTACTAAGCCTTCCAGATGGTGGCATTAAACCGTCTGCTTACATGGGAAAACGACCATGCTGGAGTTCGCCGAGCGCGTTCTAAGAGAAATTAGAAAGCTAGAAACGGACACAGAAGCACTTGTCTTAAACGGAAACGTCTCCAACATGGAGCGTTATCGTTTTCTGATGGGTCGTCTGGAGGGTATTCACCTCATTGATGAGGTTATTCGTAATGAAGTTAAAAAATACTCAGACGACTAAAAGGAGACTACATGCAATCTGAGCCTACACTAACCGCATTAGAAGAGAAGTGGCAAAAAGAGGAAAAACCCTCTAGGCCAAGTCTTAATGATGCGTATTCTGAGGATGGAAAGGTAAGAGAAGAAGGTATTGCAGAAAGTGTTAGAGACCTGATTCCCCAGCCGACGGGCTGGCGTCTTGCCTTGCTTCCATACCGAGGCGCTGCAACTACCAAGGGCGGCATTATGCTGGCCAAGGAAACGCAGGAAAAGACACAACTAGCCACTAATGTGGGATACGTGTTAAAGGCAGGGCCTTTGGCATACGCGGATGCGTCTAAATTTCCAGACGGCCCGTGGTGCAGGGAAGGTGACTGGGTGATTTTTGGGCGCTATGCCGGGTCACGCATTCAGATTGACGGAGGCGAAATCCGACTCCTCAATGATGACGAAATTTTAGGGATAGTCACTGATCCCGAAAACATTTTGCACATGTAAGGAGATATCAATGGCTGAACCACAAGAAGAACTTCAGTTTGACGTTGGAGACAACGAAGAGGAAACGACGGTCGAGATGAATAATGATGGCACTGAGGCCAAAGTCGCTGAAAAGGAAGAACCCATCGTTGAGCAAGAAGCCGCTCCTGAGAAGGATCAGGCTGCACCTAATTCAGACCAGTTGGATGAGTATTCCGACAAGGTAAAGAAACGAATAGATAAGCTTACGGCTCGTCTACGTGAGACAGAACGCCGTGAAGCATCTGCTCTGGAATACGCTAAAAGCGTGCAGTCGCAGCATGAAGACTTGCGTAAAAAATACGAGCAGACTGCTACAGAGCGAGTAGGCGAAGCCAAGGGCCGCGTTGAAACACAGATCACCGCACTCAAGACTGTGGTAAAGAGAGCCAGAGAAGAAGGCGATATCGACACAGAAACTGAGGCACAACAAAGACTTACGCAGGCCATCTGGGAGCAGCAACAGCTCAATAGTCAAAAAGCTGAACCCGCGCCAGAGGCGCAGCAGCCTGTATCGCCTCCTCCACAGCCACAAAAAGCAGCTGACC